TCGCTTCAAATTTGTAGCATCTGTCATCCAAATAATGCCATTAATAAAATTAAATTCTTGGAATCAAATGGTTTTAATAAATATTTTGATGATTATCATTTGATTGTTAAAACTGATAGTGTGGTTGTTATGGGCAAAGATTTCCTAACAGGATTGGTAGTTGATGACCATTCTCGGAATCTAAAGGATAATCCATACGGAATTCTATTCATGGATAGCGGACTTATGCCTTATAATAAGGATTGGAAAGGTGCAATTGCTACTAAGTGGGATGAGGAATTGATTAATACTATTGAGATTTATGCGGATATGATTAGGGAGGCAGTATGAACGCTAAACAATTCTACAATGACATGAAACAAGCAGGATGGCACATTAATCACATGTGGGATGACTCTCAAAAATCAACTCGCTCATTCTGTACATTTGATGGAGTTGGGTGTTTGATTGACACGAAAGCGAATAAAGTTGAGTTTATGGAAATGGAAAGGGATTGGGGTATTAAATATCCACTTGATACATTTAGTCAAAAAGAATTACACATATTGCGTGGTGTTTGTGATGTATGTGGTGAAATTCAAGTTAATATTGATGACTTGAGAGAATATAATTGTGGAGAGAAGTGTTGTGTAAAATGTTTTGAAAAGAATATGGGATAATTTGTTGACACTGGATTGGCGAAATGATAAGATGGGTTGGTAGGGTAATTATAAAACTTAAATTAAAAGGAGAGTAAAATGTCTAAAACATCAAGTTCAACAAGTTCAGGTGGAATTGGTTTTGTAGGATTGCTTACTATTGTATTTATAACTCTTAAACTACTTGGTTGTATTGCATGGTCATGGCTATGGGTATTGAGTCCTATTTGGATTAGTACGTTGGTAGTATTGGTTGTTTTGGGAATCGTGTTGGTTGGCGCAGTTATTATAGCGAAAAATTAAAGGAGAACAATAATGGCTAGAAGTTCATCGTCACATCATTCGTCTTATCATTCAACATCAACGAAGTCATTTTCATCGAAACCAGCATCATATAGTAAACCAAAAGTTACACTGACTAAAACTCAAACGGCTAAACCTGTGGTTAAAACTACAATTCAGGACACTAAAACAGTAGCTAAACCAATTGCAAAACCTGTAACTACATCACCTGTGATTCACAAAGAAGTTCATTATGTTCAACATAATTCATTCTTTCAGGATATGCTTATGTATCAAATGCTGTTTGGAAATCATAATCAGAAACCTGTAATTGTGAATACTGGAACGGGTCAAGTTGCTCCATTTCAACAACCAGTAAATGAACATCCGTTTCTAACTGGAATGGCAAATATATTTTCATTTGTGATAGTTATTGCTTTGATTGGAACATTGGGAACGTTGGCTTATAGGAAGTTTGTGAGATAAGGAGATTAAACTAAATGATTAAAGTTACAATCAAACTTGAAGATTTCATGGATGGAAACGAAGAATCATATTTTCAAACTGAAACAACTACAAGTATTCCAAATAATAGATTGGATGAAGTATTACTTGCTGTTCATAGGACATTGCTTGGACACACTTTTACAGAAGGCTTGGTAAATGATTATTTGAATTTTTCACCTATGACTTGTACAATTGAAAAGATTGGAGAATAATATGACAGATAAAGATTTGGGAATTACCGAAGTTAAAGGTGCTAAAGCAAATATTTCAGATTTGGTTGTGTATGGTGATGGCGATACTTTTAAACTTCTATGTAAAGCATCCTCACAGAGTCAAGGCTGGATGAAATCGAGTAAAGTGTGTAACGTAGGAAATGATTGTCTTGTTCAAGTTACGACCCAACAACGCAACCCAGACGGTAGTTATGCAGTTGCTGAAGCACTAACATTCGTTCCGTGTGTTAATATTGATTGCTCAGTTGAACCACGAGTATTAAAATCTACAGGGTTTAATAGTACGATTAATAATTTTCAGATTGAAGCGAATGGAATTACGGTTGGTGAATTGGCTAAAGCTGTTAATGAGTTGAATGAGAAAGCTATGAAAGCTACGAAAGATATTGAAAAGGTTTCAATGTAATACAAAATATAAAATGAGAAAATGGAGGATTTACAAATGCTAACATTTGCAAAAGGATTTATGGTCGATGGAAAGTTTATTGAAGAGGGTAGTCAAATTCGTGGAACAACAGTCCAAGGAATCGTAGTAGAAGGGATTCTTGCTTCAAGTGCTAAAAAGAAACTGGGCATTCAATTGAGTGGTGAGTTGGAAACGAGAGTATTTGAATTGGTTTCAATTGCTGAATTGGTTGAGATTGAGGATGAAGAATAGGAATAATATTCTTTTGTGGATTGATTGACAATAGGATTGGGATTGTGGTATGATTGGGAAGTTGGGATTTGGTAAGGGTTTAGTTGGCAGTAATGTATTATAAAATATGAAGAGATGAAGAGGAGATTTAAAAGTTATGGCATTTAACAACAAGTTTAATTTTGTGGGAGAGATTTTTATTCCTAAAGCGGAAAGCAAAATGAAATTCTTTGAAGAATCAAAAAGTAAAGACGGAAAATGGAATCTTACAAAAATGAAGTTTGGCATGAATGTTGACAAATCTAATGGTCAATTTGCAGAAATTTTCAGTTGTTCAACAGTGGATAGCAAAGGCAAGATTTCTTCATTCAGTAAAAATGAAGGAGACAAAAAAGGTTCCAAACTTGAGATTCCTTGGAAAGACCGCAATGACCAAAAAATCATTAACATGGTTGCAGATTTTAAGCTTCTAAAAGTTAATCTTGGCGAAGAAAAAGTTTTTCTACATGAATATGATATGGTTCAGTATCTCAAAGAAGAATTTCCAAAGCACGCAGGCAAGAAGATTTATATTGGCGGTGATTTTAAAGTTGAATCAGGTGGAGGAAAAACTTATCAGAAATTCAATCCTAAGTTTATCAAACTTGCGAATGAAGACGAAAAACCACGATTCCAATGTACGGTAGATGTATTCTTCAACGCAGATTCTATGACAGAAGATAGATTTGAAGAAGACAAGCTTATTGATGTTGCAGGGTATGTTTCACAATACATTGACAAAGATACTGGCAGTAAGTTTATGCCAATGAATTTTGTAATCAATGCATCCAAAGTAGATGTTAATAATCCCGACCATGTGAAACGATTGAATTATCTTAAAAACATCTTCAAGATTTCTGGAGATTCATTCTGCCATATTCCATGGGAAATCAATGCATTCCGTGGTGCAGAAGAAGTGGAATTTACTGAAGATATGCTTACAGATAGTCAACGAGAACAAGTTGAATTGGGAATTTCTAAGATTGAAGATTTTAAACCCAAAACAAAACCTGTAGGTGGTAATAAAATTGAATTCCGACTCTCTAAACCACTGATTGAGGGAGCATTCACAGATGGAGCAGTTGATAGCGGATTGTCAGAAGAAGAATTCAGAGCACAAATTTATACAACATCTGAAACTAAAACTGTAACACAAGTGAAAGAAGAAACTGGAGTTCAATTGTTTGAAATGGATGACGATGATGAGGATTTGTTTTAATAGACACTCACTTAAACCTATGGAGGTAAACAATGGCACTGGGAAAAAAGAATACTGTTAAGGTGAATCTTGAGAATTATTGTCATCTTATTATTGGAGAACGGAAAATTGGTAAATCAACTCTAATGGCAAATCTTGCAAAAGACGTTTATGGAGACATTGACAAACTTCTGCTGATTTCATTGGGAGATGAAGATGGATTCCATGCAATTGATGGTTTGGTTTATGAAAATCCTATGACATGGAAAGAGTTTGTAGCGATTGTTGATGAGCTTGTTAAAAATCCTGATGACAATGAATTTAAAATGATTGCCATTGATACTATTGATGAACTTGTGAATATGGCAATCAAAGAAGTTATCAGAATGCATAAAGTTGAAAAACAAACGGATTGCAAGTCAATTAACGAGGCTTTTGGAGGATATGGTAAAGGGCGAGAGCGTCTATCTATGCTCCTTACTGAACAACTTACTCGACTTAAACGTGTAAAATCTGGACTCTTTATGATTGGTCATAACAAGTTCCGTGAGATTAAACAAAAGACTGATGGCGACCCGTATAGCATTATCACATCTAACCTTTCTGCTGATTACTATAACGTATTTGCTTATAAAGCAGACGTTGTGTGTAATATCGTAACTGAAAAAGTTATTGAAGAAAGTATGCTTAAAGATACAGAACGTTATATGTATTTCCGTTCAGATGGATTTATTGATGCAGGTTCACGTTTTGATAATATCCCAAATCGTGTTGAATACGGAGCAATGAATTATTTCAAAGCGGTTGAAGAAGGTATTAAAAATTCACTGGGCAAAGATTTTTCTGACAAAGAGTTTGATAAAAAGAAAGCGCAAGATGCAAAAGAAAAAGCCGAACTTGCGAAAGAAGCTTCTATTGCAGAAACCGTAGCAGAATCAGAAGATGGAAAAAATGAAGAAATGGTTACATTTATTCAACAAAAGTTTCCAAACGCTGAAGAAGATGCAAAGGAACGAATTAAAGCAATCATGGCTAAACACGGAATTAAAAACTTCAAAAATGCAACAGAACTAAGCACAGAGGGATTGTCAGCAATCGTAGCAGTTCTAAAAGAATAGTGATAGGGGCTTAATTGCCCCTTTTCTTTTTAACAAAGGGGTGTAATAATGGCACGAAAAGTTAAGTGTTATATAACGGGTGAATCTGGTACAAATGATATCTTCTTTAAAGGGCAAGTTGGAAAACTAAGTAAGTATTTTAAAGATGAGTCCGTGTATAATGAATGGAAAAAGGATAAGGAATCTAAAAGCCACTTAATCAATTTAGTTTCTGAGATGATATTTGATAATGGGATTGTCCCACCTATGTTTATTTCAAAACTAAAATCCTTAGAGTATCCAGAAAATTTAATATATGAATGTATACGCCAAAATAAAGCAAGTTTTGATTATGCTAACACAAAAGAGTTTAATAATATATTTCAAAAAACTTCCTATATAATAGCCATAATCAAAAATAACATATCAACTGTGAAAATAATTGAACCCAAATCAACCGATGGGAATTATGTGGAATTAGACATAATCAATGCAAATATAAAATCTACAGCAACAAATCAACGCAAAGATATATCAATTTTTCTGGAGGATTAATGAAAACATTAGATTTATATCCAAGTGAACTTGTATCAAATAGGAATATCATGGAAGGTAATTTTATAGCATGTCTATTCTCAGACCCAGAAAAATATGGAGATTATACAGATGTAGTGGCAAATAAAACATTCCTCACAGAAGATGGAATATTTTACTATTCATTGGGGATGGAATTATTTAAGAATGGGTATCGCTCATTTGATGATGCAAGTATTGCGGCTTTTACGGTTTCTAATCCGGTATTAAAAAATGGTTATGAACGCAGAGGTGGTTGGAATTCAATTAATGAAATGATTTCAATTGTTGATGCCACTAATGCAGATGCATATTATGATAATTTATCTAAGAACAATTTTCTACTAACATTGCATGATAAGGGATTTAATGTTATCAGTAATATGGATAAATTCAACAAAATGACCACACAGGAAGTATTTGATTATTATGAATACATTCTGAATGACTCTATCATTGCTAAAACAATGGACGTTGAAATTGAAGATTTAGGAATTGATGATGAATTTCTGGAATCATGTAAACGTGGTGAAGAGATGGGTATTGGATATGGTAAATATGCTCCACGTTTGAATAGGCTCACATTGGGCGTTCCTCGTGCAGATATTACTGCTGTATGTTCTTATACCAATGGAGGTAAATCGTCTGTTATAATGGATGTGTATGCTATTCCCATAGTAGAATCTGGTGGCAATGTCATGATTATATCCAACGAGCAACAGAATAAGGTTTATAAACTGCTTCTGCTCATTCATGTATTAGTAAGACGGTTGGATTATTATAATCTCACACGCAAGAAACTAAAAACTGGCACATTCACGGATGAGGATATAGTTAAAATCAAAGAAGCACAAGAAATTATCAATAGAGAGTATAAGCCGAAGTTGAAGTTTGTCAAGACATTTGATTATAATATTGAAAAGACCACAAAGGTTATAAAAAAACAAAGTAAACTTGGACTTGACTTGGTAATCTATGATACAATGAAACTCGCAGAAGATAATAATAAATCGGCATGGGAAAGTTTGCTATCTGATTCAAAGAAGTTATTTCAAGCCGTATCAAAGGAAAATGTTGCTTGCATTGTCACACTACAATTAGCATTGCATATGATGAATAAGAGATTTCTTGATTTACAATGTCTTGCTAATGGTAAACAAATTGCAGAAGTATTTTCTGAAATTATCATGTTCAGGGATGTATGGGAAGATGAATTTGATGGTGATAAATATGATATCAAACCACATAATCTAAAAAGAGATGAACATGGCAAATATACAAATGTTCGTGAAATAGTGGAACTTGACCGCAATAAGAAGTATAAACTTTTCTTTCACACAAAGACTCGCAATGATGAGGCGAATCAAGCCTTGGTATTCAAGTTTGATGGTCAGTGGAATAAATGGACTGAAATTGGATTTTGCAATCCTTATCATGATAGGGCTTTTAGCAAATAGAGGTGACTAATGGATGTAATTGCTCTAAAGGAATATTTAAAAGATGAACCGGATAAAATAGAGCAATTACTACATTCTGTTGATTTCTGTAATATAAAAAGGAATTCATCACGACAAGAAATTAGATGCAGTCGAGACTATGACAGAAATCCAACAAGTGTAGTTATAAAATATGGCTCAGAAAATATTCCATTCACATGTTTTTCTACCGGATTATCTGGCGATATAATTTCACTGATTCAAAATAAATTAAACACATCATTCAGAAATGTATTAAAATATATGTACTCAACGTTAGGATTGTCTGATGATGCTCTTGTTCCCATAGAAAGATATCTTCCATTCGGGGCATATTATAAAAAGATACAATCTAAGAATTCAATTAAAGATATTGATTTACAAACTTATCCAGATGAAATTATGAATGATTTTAAAATGTCTCCGAATATGTTATTCTTGAGAGATGGTATATCAATTGATACACAAATTAAATACAATGTAGGATATGATTCCACCACAATGAGAGTGAGTGTGCCTTGGTATAATCATAATGAAGAAATTGTCGGAGTCATGGGCAGAATAAATACACAGTTTCCTGATGCAGATATCAGTAAATGGTTGCCCATAATTCCATTTGCAAAAAGCAAAGCAATATATGGATATAGTTTAAATTATTCTGATATACAAAATAAGAAAATTTGTATGATAGGCGAGAGTGAAAAACTTCCACAACAACTTGATAGTATGGGTTATAAAACTGGAGCATCTGTTGGTGGTAGCAATATTAGTTCATATCATCAAAGATATTTAAAATCATTAAACGCTGAAAAATATATTCTCATGTTTGACGAAGGTTTAACTGAAGATAAAATTCGTTCAGAGGCAGAAAAATTACAAGCTCAAAATGTATTTCAACAATATCAAGTAGGATATATATTTGATAGATATAATGAAATTCTAAAAAGTGGAAGCAAAATGGCTCCAACAGATTTAGGCAAAATGGCGTTTAAAGAATTATACAACAACCACATAGTTTGGTTATAAGGAGAAGGTATGAAAATTAAAGAAAAGGTTAAAGAATTACGGGATAAGAAAATCCCATTATACTCAATCAGTAGGCTCAATGCATTTGATACTTGCCAGTATTCATATTATAAAACTTATGTGCAAGAACCAAAAGATAGAGGGCGACCAAACATTTATTCTATGATGGGGAATAAATTACATGATGCCCTTGAGTCAATTTATAATGGAGAAAAAGATGAATCATGTTTGAAGTCGGTCATAGAAGATGGGTTGATGGAAGCAGATATTTTGGGCTTTGATTTTCCTAACCAGAAGATTGCAGATTCATGGATTGCCGATATTAAACATTTTGCTGAGACATATAAAAAAATGGATATGGAGTTAAAAACAGAGGAAGAAATTCTATTTGAAGTTGAGCCGGGATTGTGGATATATGGATTCAGTGACGCAACTTTCTATGACGGTGAATACGCAGATGTATTTGACTGGAAAACGAGTAGCGAATTTAAAGGCGAAAAGCTTCATCATGCAGGAAGACAACTTGTAGTATATGCATTAGCAAAACAATCTGAAGGTTATATCCCTCGCAAGGTAGCATGGATGATGTTGAAATATATGTATGTGGATTTTGTACAGAAGAATAAAAAAGTAAAACGCACATTATGCAACAGAGGTAAATGGGTTGCTAAAATGGAGAAGCCTATTAAAAATCAATTTCCTGACTCATATGACGACTTTGAGATTGATATGATGATTGATAAGGCAATTGCAGAAAATAGCATCTCAGGACTACCACAGGTCGTTCAAGACGCTTTTACAATGCATGATTGTATTATTGAATATGAGTTGACAGATGAAGCAATTGCAGAAACTAAACAATATATTGTAGATACAGTTAATGCAATTAATGCAAAGAATACCGATGAATCAGATTGGAGTCCGGTTGTTATTGATAAATCAACATCTTTTTATTGCGGTCAATTGTGCAATCATAGTCATAAGTGTCCATATTATAAAAAGTATTTGAGTGAGATGGTGGAATAATGGAGGAAAAATGAAAAAGGTATATGACGAAAGCAATAAGACATCAAACATTCTGTCTGATGGATTTAAGAATTTTATTGGATGCAAGATAGGCTCAAAGACGGTAATTGAATTTATTGGGATGTATAAAAAATCGAATTCAGAAACCAGTGTATGGAAAACCGTTTGCGATTGTGGATACGAAAATATAGTAGGAGAACATTCTTTGGTTTATAATGTATCCAATGTTTGTTTTAAATGTATGCACACCAAAAGGTCATTTTGTGAGCCACTGTATACAGATGGATATATAACAATGAAAACAATGTGTGGTTACGAATATTTTATAGATGAAGAAGATTATGATATAATCAAACCATACACATGGCACAAACATAAAGACGGATATTTAAGAACGAGATACGATGTAGTTGATGGCAAAAATAAATACATTTTATTACACAGTTTAATTCTTGGAAGGTTTGGAGATAAATTAGACGATGTTGACCACATCAATCGTCAACCGTGGGATAATAGAAAAATAAATCTACGAATAGTTTCACACTCTGAAAATATGAAAAATTTAAACAAAAAGAAAAGTAATACATCTGGCGTAGTTGGTGTGTCTTGGGTCAAATTAGAAAGTAGATATAAGGCTTATATTGTGCATGATAAAAAGAGATTAAACTTAGGCACATTTAAAGATTTTGATGATGCAGTTGTAGCGAGATTAAAAACTGAGTTAGAATTGTACGGAGATATGTCGCCGCAAAAACACTTGTTTGAAAAATATGGATTGGAGATGAACGCATGAAAAACTACACAGTATTGCATCTTCACTCCATGTTGAGCAATGCATTTACAACAATTGATTCAGTTACACATTACAAGGATTACATCAAATTGGCGAAAGAATCGGGCATGACATCAATTGCCTTTAGCGAACACGGTAACTTTCTTTCGTGGGTAAATAAAAAACAATATTGTGATGAAGTTGGCATAAAGTACATCCACGCAATTGAAGGCTACGTGACTTTATCCACAGAAGAAAAAAAGAGAGATAACTATCACGTTCTGCTCATTGCTAAGAACTGGGACGCTGTAAAAGAATTAAACACAGCTTTTTCAGCAGATTTAGCATGTAATAGAAAAGATGGTCATTTTTACTTTGCACCTCGTATCACGTATGAGGAGTTAAAATCATTTAGTGATAACGTCATAATTTCAACGGCATGTTTGGGCGGAATCTTAAACTCAGAAGACGCTGAATTAGAAAGAGACTTTATTGAATTTATGAAAAAAAATAAACATCGCTGTTATTTAGAGATACAGCACCACAAAGTTGATTCACAAATTCTTTATAACCAGAAACTTTATGAAGTCCATAGGCAAACTGGAATTCCATTGGTGGCCTGTACAGATACTCACGCATTAAACGCAAAGCATCTAAAAGGAAGAGATGTTTTGCAGAAATCAAAATCAATTCTATTTGAAAATGAAGCAGGGTGGGATTTATCATTTAAGACCTACGATGAATTAGTTAAAGCATTTACAAATCAAAACTCCTTGCCAATGGATGTTGTAATTGAGGCAATCCAGAACACAAATGTTATCGCAGAATCAATTGAATCATTTTCATTGGATAGGTCGTATAAATATCCTAAGTTATATAAAAATCCAAATAAAGTATTTAAAGCTAAAGTATTAGAGGGATTTTATGAAAGAGGAATTGATAAATATCCAAACACAGAAGATTATAAAAATCGTCTAAACTATGAATTTGGCGTTATGAAAAAACTTGGTGTAATAGATTATATGTTGCTTGAAGAGGATATTAAATCTGCGGGTAGAAAAGAGGGGATATTCCCCGGCCCCTCTCGTGGAAGTATTTCGGGGTCACTTAACGCATATCTATTAAACATTACGGACGTTGACAGTTTAAAGTTTAATATGAACTTTGAAAGGCTCTTTTCACCTAATAAAATTAGCTTGGCTGATGTGGATACGGATTGGCCTCCATCACAACGGGATTGGGTTAAGCAATATGTTTATAATAAACATGGATTATACTGTGCGGAGATTGTAACGTTTAATACCATAGCAATCAAAGGGGCAATAAGAGATGTGTGCAGAACATTTAATATTGATTTAGGAACTGTAGGTGAAATGTGTTCTACAATAGAAACGCAGGAAGATAAATGGAGAAATGAGTATCCCGAAATCTTTGAATACGTTGATTTGCTTATCGGGGTTGTTGTGTCAATTGGAACCCACCCATCAGCAACAATCGTTTCCCCAATGCCATTAGATGATATACTTGGAACATTTACTCTTTCTACGTGTGATTATCCAGTAGCACAAGTCAACATGAAAGAAGTGGACGGATTAAATTTTGTAAAACTTGATATCCTTGGATTGGACAATATTGAGGTAATTAATAAAACTTGTGCCCTCGCAGGAATCCCAAGATTAACAATGGATAATTTTGATATGGAAGACCAAAGCTTATATGATGAAATAATGAAAAGTAGTATTCAAATATTCCAGTGGGAATCTGATTCTGCGTATGCGTATTATAAGCAATTGTTTTCAAAAGGAACCATTGAAAAAATCAAACAACTTAATCCAAATGTGAAATTGGTAGATTTATTATCTATCGGCAACGGAGCGATACGTCCGGCTGGAGAAAGTTACAGATATTCTTTGGCAAAAGGTGAGTTTTACGAAAATGGTCATGAAGCATTAGATAAATTTTTATCTCCAACATTAGGTAGATTAGTTTTTCAGGAACAAATCATTGAATTCCTAAATAAATTCTGTGGTTTTACAATGGGCGAGGCGGATATTGTTAGAAGAGGTTTTGCAAAAAAGACCGGAACAGAAGAGTTTATGCCACGGATTATTGATGGATTTGTAAAAACAATGCAAGAACAATACAATACGTCTAAATCAGAAGCGGAAGAAATTGTAAAATCATTTATTCAAGTAATTGAAGATGCCAGCTCATATTTGTTTTCATCAAACCATTCTGTACCATATTCCGCCATAGGCTTGATGTGTGCTTATTTGAGACATTATTATACACTTGAATTTGTTGCTACTGCACTAAATGTATGCAAAAGCAATCAAGATAAAACAACGAGGGTTTTTGAGTTTATAAATGGGTTTACTGATATTAAGGTTGAGTCCATAAAATTTAGGCACTCCGAAGCTGATTACTCTATCAACAAAGAAACAAACACAATTTACAAAGGTATGAGTAGCATTAAACATCTAAACGAATTGATTGCACAAGAGTTGTATTCACTAAAAGATAATCAATATGAATCTTTTGCAGAGCTATTGGTAGATATCAAAGGTTGCTCTGTAAATTCAAGACAACTTGAAATTTTAATATTGCTTGGATTCTTCGATGAATTTGGTAAAGCAAAAAAGTTGTTAAAAACCGTAGAAGTGTTTAATACGTTTTATGGCAAGAAACAAATGTCAAAAGAAAAAATTAATCCTGAATACAAATCAATAATAGAGCAATTTTCAACACAAACTGAGAAGCAATACAAATTAGTTGACACAACGAGCATCATCAAATCTATTTCAGAAACTATTCCCGACAAAGATATTGGCGTACAACAAAAAGTCCAACACGAACTTGAATATCTCGGTTATGCACAAACTCTCGTATCAGAGCTTCCAGACTCATATGCAATTGTGACTATCATTGAACAATCCTTTAGCAACAAATTCATCACATTACACCGACTCGCTAAAGGTGGTACAGAAAAAATTAAAGTCAGAGGTAAAGCTTTTGATAATAATGAATTTGTAGTTGGCGATATCATTGTTACAAATGAAATTGCTGAAGAAAAACGTAAGCGCAAAATTGATGGTCAATGGGTTAATATTGATGAAGTAGAATTGATTCTGAAAAAATGGGAAGTTATTCGCAAATAATGGAGGATTAATGATTAAATACAGAAAGTTTACAGATGACGAAATCAAGAAAATATGCGGTAGTATTATAATATTGATTGATAAACGTGAGAAATCTACTCATGTTAAAGAATGGTGTGACCATAAAAGTCGTTGCAAATATAAAGATATTACATTGTCTCAAGGTGATTATAGTTTCTACCTTGAGGCAATGCCTGAATATGGAATTATGAGTGATTTGTATTTTGATAAAGATATTGTCGTGGAACGTAAAAATAGTCTTGATGAAATTTCTCAAAATATGACAAAAAATCGTGCCCGTTTTGAAGAAGAGTTGGCTATGTTTAATGGGAAGATGACTATAGCTATTGCAGATACATGGGATAATCTTTTTCAGGGTAAATATAAGGCTCAATACGATAGAAAATCTTTTATAGCCAGCATTATGAGTTTTGAACATAGATATGATGTGGCTTTTAAATTTGTAAGTGACGAAGCTTTCCCAGTCTATATCTATGCATACTTTTATTATTTCTTGAGAGAGCTATTAAAGAATGGAGAGGTTAAATAAATGGCAATGAATTCGGGCAAAATTTTTGAACTCGCAATTAAAAAATCAATAGAATCCGTACCAGACTGCTACTACTACAGATTGCGCGACCCTGCTTCAAGCTTCGGAGATACAGAAGGAAACGGACTTCGTTTTTCAATTACAAACGATTATGATTGTTTCTTCTTCACAAATGGAATCTTTTATCCCCTCGAACTCAAATCATCCAAATCCACAGCCTTCAGCTTTCAAACTGAAAAAGGTCAATCTGGTAAGAATATTAAAATCTCACAAATCAATGGTCTACTCAAAGCATCACAAACCACTGGTGTTAAAGCTGGATTCATGTTTAACTTTGCGGAGATTGAAAAAACGTATTGGTTGAACATTGTGGATTTTTACAAGTTTTATAAATCAACGACTAAGAAATCCATAAATGAAAATGATATTATTGAACATGGTGGCGTGTTGATTGAGCAGAAATTGAAGAAGGTAAATTATTCTTATGATATTGCGAAATTAATCCACCAAATCACTTGACACCACATATGCAACTATGATAATATGGGCTTACGAGGGAATAAAACTTCGAGTAGGCTCATATTATTTTATTATAAGGAGGAATTGAAATGCATACGAAAGAAACCGTCATTAAAAATTTAATCGAATCTTTAAACGATGCATCACGAAGTTATTACAATACTGGTCATTCACTCATGAGTGACAGTGAGTGGGACTCAGATTTTGACCGACTTGTTAAACTCGAACAAGAAACTGGTATTATCTATTCAAACTCTCCAACGCAACACGCAGGATATACTGTAGCGAGCAATCTTCCTAAGATTAAACATTCAACTCCATTACTATCACTTGGAAAAACTAAATCAATTGATGATTTAATTAAATGGTTGGGCAATCGAGAAGGTGTTCTAATGCGTAAATTAGACGGTGGCACACAGATTGCTAATTACGATGTGAGATTAAAATATCTTGCAACCAGAGGGAGTTCTGCAACCAATGAAGGGCAGGATATTACGCACAATGCAATTAGTATTATTGGGATTCCCAAAGAAGTAAAATCATTCAGCCACATTCAAGTTGTTGGCGAAGGAATGATGTACCGTGAGAAATTGGGAGAAATAAACTCTCGCCTTCAAGATGATGATAAATATGCAAACGCAAGAAATCTTGCTAATGCTACTTCAAGTATGTTAGATTCTAAAATTGTAGCAGATAGAGAAATTAGATTTATTGCATTTGGAACTCTTGAATGTGAGTTTGATACCAAGATGGAAGAATTGAATGAGTTAGCAAAAGAAGGATTTAATGTTGTTGAACATGTATTGGTTACAAAAGATAATCTTGCACAAGAAGTTGAACGTATGACGAATAATAGGGGTGGCTTATCATATGATACAGATGGATTGGTTCTTGCTCATAATGATATTGGCTATGGATTGTCATTAGGAAAAACTTCACATCACTTTAATAATGCAATCGCGTATAAGTTTTTTGATGAATCAGTCACAACGACTCTACTTGATATCCTTGTAGACGTAGGAAAATCTGGACAGCTATCTTATACTGCTTTATTTGAACCAGTTGAAATTGATAATACAATGGTTGAGAAAGCAAGCGTCCATAACTATGATTATATCAAAGGGTTGGAATTGGGAGTTGGTGATACAATTTTGGTCACTAAGAAGAACCAAATTATACCACAGCTAACAGACAACGAAACCTGTTCAGGCACATTTGAAAAAGTATTGAATTGTCCATTCTGTGGCTCAACATTAGTTCATCAAGGAGTACATCAATTCTGCACAAATTATCAATGTGAGAAACAAGTCCTTGGTAGGTTGGTTCACTTCTGTAGTCGTAATGCAATGGATATTCAAGGATTTAGTGAAGAAAGTATCAAGAAGATTATGGAGATTAAATTGAAGAATGGATTGAGTGTATTATCAAGTGTATCTGATATTTATAATATTCCAAATAATCGAGAAACACTTTATAAACTTGATGGATTTGGTAAAAAGAAAGTTGACAGTTTGATTGCTGAAATTGAAAAGTCCAAGACCCAACCATTAGATAGAGTGTTATATGGTTTGTCCATTCCTCAGATTGGAAAGACTGCAAGTAGGAAATTGGCAGAGTATTTTGAAAATATAGACAATCTTCTAAGTAGCGATAAATACACCTATTATCATTTGATTGGAGATTCGGCAGGTAATTCACTGAATGAATATGTCCATTGGAATGAATCAATGGAGAAAACTATCGCATTGCTTTGTGTTGACCTTGTAATGACTCAACCCAAACAACAAACCGAATCTGACATCCTCAATGATAAAACTTTTGTAATTACAGGTGATGTTGAACATTTTAAGAATCGCAAAGAGTTAGAAAGTAAAATTGTTTCATTGGGTGGAAAGATTGGAGGTGGAGTTAGCAAGACAACTGATTATTTGATTTGTAATAATCCATCGCAAAGTTCTAAAAGTGTCAAGGCAAATCAACTTGGAGTTAAAATCATCACGGAAAATGAATTTCTTGAAATGATTAAATAACCAGTCTCCATTGACAACCAACCACTCAACATGATATTATAAAACTATCCCATCCAAGGAGACACAACAATGAAAACATACGACGAATTAAACATTAGATTTCCAAATATCCTTAACAAAAATTTATATGAATGTCCTCAAGGTTGGTATGACTTGATTTGGTATTTATGTGAGGAAATTGAGGTAATTAACAAATCACTTCCTACCTATTGTCAAATTATTTGTATCCAAGTAAAAAGTAAATTTAATAATTTGAGATTTTATCACACACTTTCAGAAAATGATATAATTAATCGTGTCGTTGATAACTGTATACGAGCTGCCGAAATTAAAGCAAGTTATACTTGCGAGAGATGTGGTGGCAAAAGGGAAGTCAGGGAATATGTTTGTGATAAATGTAAAGGAGAGATTGGATGAGTACAGAATATATGGTTCCACCTAAACTCAGCCGTGGCTACGCTGAAACAACCCCGTTTAGCGCTCATGAGCAAGCGTTTAAGATTAGACAAGTGATTGAGAAAAAGTTGCTTAGAGAGCAAATTGAGGCTATTATTCTGGATGGTTGTTTTGTGGGTAAAAATGGGATTAATTGTGAGAAGGCTGTTAGGTTGTTGGTTGAGATGATGGAGGGGAAATAATGGTCACTGAAAAGACTTGGGACGAATTTAGAAACTGTGGCTTACTTTGGTTAATCAACCAAACACTCCATGTGTTCGGATGGGCTATCTGTTTAGATGTGGAAGATGGTAAAGTTAAAAATGCTTATCCTGCTCGTGTTAAATTTCGTGGATTTGATGAAAGTAATAACACCAAAGGATATCAAAAGGTTACAGACTATTTGAAAAATAATATTGATGAGCTAAGCAAGGAAACAATGGAGTAGGACGTTGGGATTTAATTGAGAAAGGGTTAGGGTGTTATGCAGGTAATTAAACGTTCGGGTGAAGTAGTTGAATATTCAGGAGATAAAATCGTTTACGCTGTGATGAAAGCTTTGATGGAATTTGAGTTTACAGAAGAACAAGCAAGAGAAATTGCGGAAGATGTGGAAGATGAAGTTTTGATGTTGTTTGATGAGGAAAGTGAAAGTGTTCCAATTGGGATAGAAGTTCTACAAGATTGCATTGAAGAAGCTTTAGCTAATATGGGGCATTTTAAGGTTGCTCGTGCTTATATTAAATATCGTGACAAGAAAAATGATGAACGCAGTTTGAAATCTCCATATAAATTTCTATCTAAGGATTTCATTTCAAAGTATAAACACAAACCTAATCCATTCCCCACAGCAATGAGTGAATTTACTTATGTGAGAACATATAGTCGTTTTTTACCAGAACTCAAACGCAGAGAAATGTGGTGGGAGACTGTAGCTAGGGTTGTAGAGTACAATTGTGGTTTAGCTCCAAATACATCTATTGTTGAAGCCGAAAAATTGTTTGATAATATTTACAACCTCAGACAATTTCCATCAGGAAGAAGTCTGTGGGTTGCGAATACAGAAGTAAGTAGAAAATATCCTATGTCAAACTTTAATTGTGCATTCATTGTATTGGATGAGCTTGAAGCATACCATGAAGCATTCTATCTTTTGTTGATTGGTGCAGGTAAAGGATTTAGAATTGGGAAAACAGACGTAGAAAAACTACCACCTGTTAGAAATGATATCGAAATTATTGATGCTTACTACACACCTATTCCAAAAGGTAAACGCAAAGAAAATACTGAACTTACATTCCAAAATAACATCGCAACAATTACAATCTCAGACAGCAAAGAAGGCTGGGTGGAAGCTTTAAGATTCTTTATTGAAATCCATTCACGGAATATATATAGCAACATTGACACAATCCTTATTGACTATGATAATATTCGTGAGAAGGGGCAAATTTTAAAAACTTTCGGCGGATACTCATCTGGTCACGAAAGTATGAGAAAGATGCTAAATAAGATTTCAATGGTATTCAAACAATCAAAAGGTAAGTTTGGAAATAAAACAAAACTACAACCAATTGATGCTATGGATATTGCAAATATATTAGGCGAGAATGTTGTAAGCGGAGGTGTACGCAGAACGGCAGAGGTCATATTGTTTGACGAAGATGATGAAGATGTGACTAATGCAAAAACCAACTTATACAAGTTGGAAAATGGAAAATGGATTATCAATGAAGAAATTATTCATCGCCAAATGAGTAATAATTCCATTATGTATTATGCAAAACCCACAAGAGAGAAATTGAATTGGCAAATGAAGACTATGCGATACTCAGGAGAACCAGCTTGGGTCAACGCAGAACACGCTATTAAAAGAAGACCTAACTTCAAAGGCGTAAATGCTTGCACTGAAATTTTGTTGGATAGTCGTGGCATGTGTAATTTAACTGAGATTGTTCCTATTATGTTTGTTAAAGATGGAATTTTAGATGAAGATGGACTATATGAAGCTCAAAGACTTTCTGCTCGTATGGGTTATCGTATGACTATGGTAGATTTTGAATTGCATAGTTGGGACTTGATTAATAAACGTGATAGATTGATTGGCTGTTCTATTACAGGATGGCAGGATTTTGTAAACGAATTAAAACTCACCGATGGCAATCAACGTGCAATTCTTAATAAACTTAGAAAAATTACAATTGATGAATCTGAAAGATACGCAAAAGAACTTGGGTTAAACCCTCCGGTATTGCATTGCACCAATAAACCATCTGGCACAATTAGTCTACTCGCAGGAGTGTCGTCAGGTATACACTACCAACATAGTGAATTATACACTAGGCGCATCCGAATTTCTGTAAACGACCCTCTTGCTGAAGCTATGAAGGAGATGGGATTCAGATGGAATCCAGAGGTTGGTCAAACAAAAGAAAATGCCACAACCATTGTATTTGAATTTCCTATGAGAAGTCCTAAAGGCAAGACAAAGTATGAGGTTACGGCAATCGAACAACTTGAAAATTATAAGATGTTTATGGATGAATACTCGAATCATAATGTGAGCTGTACGGTGACAGTTCGTGATGACGAGTGGGAAGCGGTGGAGGAATGGGTTTGGGAAAACTGGGACTCCATTATTGGACTGAGTTTCTTGCCTCTAACAGATTCGATGTATGAGTTGCTTCCATATGAATCTCTCACACAAGAGGAATATGATGCAATGTTGAAAATCACTCCTAAATTTAAACAAGAAGTTTTGCAAAAGTATGAAAAAGGTGAAGAGTTTGAAATTATTGAATCAGATTGTGTCGGCGGAAGTTGTCCAGTTAAGTAAATAAACTAATCCTAAAGGGTAGCCAAATGGTTATCTTTTAGGGTATTATAAAAGGAGATTGTATGACATTTATAAATGTTAAAATGGAAAATAATAAAACATATACGGTTAAAGATTTTACCGAAATATCAAATCACGATGAGGCATATCTAATTGGATATCTTCTTGGCGATGGTTCGTGTGAAGAAAGTAAAAGAAGAATGACAGTTGGGAGTACAGAAAAGTATATCATAGAATTTTTTAACAATATGCTACAACCAAATCATTCGATAGCAAGTCGTATACCAGTGAACAATACTCGTCCTGAAATTGTATCTGTTATTGAGTCTCATAGAATAAATTTATCAAGCTATTTCACTCCAACCTTTGAGAAATATGGATTATTGGAATTTAAACCAAATAGAGTGTATAAAAACATTCCAGAAGAATATATGAAAGCATTTTTACTTGGATTCTTAGATACAGACGGTAGTATTACATGTTTCTATGGAGATGATGGTAAAGGTGGTTTACGATTTAGAACCGGAATAGCATATACTCATCCTTGTAGAGACACTTTGTTCCAAATCAAAAATTTCTTGAAATCAGAATTAAATGTAGGCTCTTCTATTAGCTATAAGAAAAATTAAAATTGTAGTGCGTTAAAAATATCGGGAAATAACGATTGTTATATGTTTGTAAAGTGGTTGTATTCAGATATGATAAATCACTCTGTTTACAATACCACTAAATATGACAAACATTTAGAACTTATAGACATGTATAATTCTGAAATTGGTAGAGTAAGAGATAAGGTTGAAGGTGTTCGTATTTATCCAAGAAAAGATAAAATTTCATTCGTACCTTTCATTATTATCAAAGGCAAACACACAAATTTACCAGTACAAACATCTCATGATGAATCTGTAAAAATTAGAATTAAAGCGTTATGTGAGAACGTTGATGATATTTGTAAGAACGGACTTAAATATTATGACCCTTACAATAAAGTGTTTAAATTAACCTACACATCTCTTGATGATGGATTGATAACTTTCATCGAATCCAATCTCCAAGGACAAGTCCTAACCCACACCAAACTTCCACAAACCACCTCAAATATATCATAAAATATATCATAAAATAATTCCCTCACACCTATTGACAACACAATCTAAATTACGAAAGGAGTAATAATGAAAAGTAATATTTTTATACCAACCAGAATTAACGTAGGATTTCAAAATCGTAGTGACACTTACACTCAAAAACTTGCTTACATTATTTATTGGGATGCCAACAATAAACTACGAAAAGAAACATCATGGCAATCTTGGAGAGATTCTAAAATTCCAAATGAAGAGTTTGATAACGTTCCAACAAGTAATTTTGTATTGAATAAAAAGGCAGGTGGATATTCCACAGGTTGGAATCATCGTCAGACCTATTGCAGAGTTTTCGACAGTCGAGGTTTTGAATTCGAGATAACCATTCCTAATCTACTTTACATCCTCGAGAACGCTACTTCAACAAAAGGCAAAGGGTTAGAGGGTGAATTCATATACGGATGGGATGGTAAAGATTTGATTCTAATCCCATGTGAATCACCTGATTACATTGAAATGAAAGAATTCAATGATATAGTCCATGAGAAAAATTATATTAAATCCAAAGAATTAATTCTTGGAGCAAAATATAAAACTAAGCAAAATGAAGAATTGATTTATATGGGCAGATTCGATTACCACTACCACTACTATAAAACGAATAAAGGGAAACATTATTTCTTTGCACAAGAAAATGTTAGATATGATAAAACTAAATATATGGATTTTACTCAAATGAAATCCATTAGTGGTAGAATCATAAGTGTAATTGATGAAAACTGTATTGAGAATTATGCTGAGTTAATGGAGCAATTGGAAGGTAAAACATCTTATTCTCCTTACGATGTTTCAAAAGATGAATTCATTCCTATGACATTCGATGAGTTTATCTTGATTTGCAAAGCATGTAGATGGAATAGATATTTTCTCACAAGTCATCCAGAAGGCTCAAGTAGGTATAATAGTTCAGATTACAACTCCATACAATTGTATCCAGAAACAGATTGTATAAAAAGACAAATTCCACGGACTGGTTACTATGGTAATACACAATATGAAGAGTTTACTTACGAAGAAGCTTACAACAAATACAAACCATTCAAGGTTCGTAGATATCTTGCCAATGGCAAATTTTATGAGGAGGTTAAAAAATGAGCACAAACGACACGCGAGTAATGGAACTAAAGAAACAGGTGGCTGAGAAGAAGAAGTTGGCAGCCAAAGCAGTTAAGTTTTCACCGATTACAAATTGTTCAATTGAACTTGATGGAATTCGACACAATTTGAATGTATTGAATCGTGAACAATTGATTGGTATTGTCGTCAAACTAAATTCATACGCAGTGTCAGCTTGTGAATTGGGATTGCTGAAAGAATTTAATATTTCAGGATACAATGTGATGGATTGGATTACAGATATCAAAGCCAAGCTAAATGTCATCATCCAGAAAGAGGAAGAGAATAAACTTAAAGCATTGGAATCTAAACTTCATCAACTGTTGAGTGCAGATAAGAAAGTTGAGCTTGAGATTGATGCGATTATGGAAGAATTGAAATAAAATAGTTGACACCCTCTCACTCACTGTGCTACAATCAACATATCATAGTGAGTGATTTTTATATCTGCTGTGAAATATATTATAAAACTAAAAGGAGAAAAGTAAAGAATGAAAGAGCACAAATCGTACATGGACATTATCCGCTATGGCAAAAAAGAAACACAAGAAGTTTTAAATGTTGGTGACTA